AAAGCGCACCTTATTCCCTAGCACATAACTTTGAATGATTGACCGTTGCCGCTAACCGTAATGGAGCAAGAGCCGTTAGATTGAGCCGTAAAGCCCTTTGCGTATAGTTGCGACGACGACAGACGCACATCGTCCTTAACCAACACAAAAGACGGGGCAACGTTTGGGGGATTCATTGACGATTCGATTCGATAGCCGTCGAGCAAGTCACTCAATGACTCGCGAGGCACCGCGGCTTGAGCCGTTTCGGGTTCCGTCGACATGTTCGGCGTGCCAACTAAGGTGAACACCGCAAACGAGACGGCGACACCTGCCGCAAACACACTGAATCGAGAGTATTTGCGGAGATAGATTTTCGTAATGCGCATGATATTTCTCAACGTATACGGGACAGTGTAACGTCCGTGGGTATAATAGGGCGGCAATACTGAAAAAACGCCGTCCTCATAGTTGTTCCTAAACATCTGCTTAGTGTCGTAAGAACTGTATAAGTCCGTACCCCAGAGCATCCATTTATCGACGGTGAGCGAGTTAGCGTTGTCACCATACTTCACAATACCAACGTGCAGCTTAGGCATTTTCAACTTGAGTTGACCGAGCGTCAGAACGGATACCGCCGTCGAGATGATAGGGACTTGAAGACGGTCTAAACGACGACAAAACACGGTATGCTCAGCCAGTGCGAGACGCGCTTGTTTATCAACAATCGAAATGTCTTGAACGATGAAAATGACATCCCATCCAAGCTTTCGAATATGCAAAAGGTGATCAATTAACTTTTGTCGATTCTTATCGTTCCATGTGCGCGAGTTAAACCACGTTCCGCACTCATCGAGCACAATCAAGCCGTCTTTTTTGGTGTCATAACTTTTGTTTGCCGAACCAATCACCATCAAATCCTCTACCTGAGGCTTGTCCGGCAGACGATAAAGGCGAGTGTTGCGCTTGTTGCGTCCAAGCATTTCTTTCAAGTTGATATCGAGGTTTGTCGCCACAGGCACACCGCGCATAAACGCCTCACGAATCTTACCGACCGCCGTTAGTGTTTTGCCTGAGCCGAGCTTACCCGTGACAAAGTAGACCGATGCCATTACGCCGCCCTCACAATCGCGTAGAACTTCCACTCCCACACCCAACGCAGCAGACGCGCCGAATAAATCGCACTCACACAAGGCACGGCGTTATTGGGGATGAACATACCCGCTGCTTGTGACCACATTGGAGGCGCAACATAAGACAGACCCGTTGCAAGGGTGTAAATCGCCAAGGTGAGGGTGACGGTTAAACCGATTAGCAGCGTTAAAATGACCAAGTTAATCGTGACGTTTCGTGCTTTCGCAATGAAGAACCAACCAAATAACGTGGTCGCTATCTGAGAGATAAAGGCAACCAGAGCAGGGAGGCGCAACGCCGTCCCAATGGTACTGACAATTGGTAATAGCTGAATCATTAGTAATATCTCCCTGAACCTGGCTTGTTACTTGGTACAGGCGTGACCTCAGTAAGCAGGATTTCAACAAGCGTCTTAATCGTGTAGATGTAAATTAGAATTGAGATGATCATTTTGAGTTTCTGCGAAAACTCACAAGAGATAGAAGCGCGACCACCGCCAAGCTTAGGCAAGGATAGATTCATGCAGGGCGTAGGCTTAGGTAACACACTCAAAAACGAATCCGATATAGCATTAATATGCCCCTCAGATTCCGCCGTCAGATTCTTCTCAATCAAATCGTTTGCCGCATCGGTCACGGTCTTTTCATAGGAATTCATCGCACCGGACACAGCTTTATCCGCTTGAGTCAGCACATCACCGACATAATCCGAACCTAAGCCATGAGGGTTTTCACAATAGTTGTTTTCCTCGGTAGGCTCACAAGGCTTGAGTTCGTCGAGCTTATCCGATAGCTCTGCAAATCCATCAGCATTCGTGGTTTGCAAATTATCGAGTCCCTTAACTACCTCACCAACAGAGTTGGTATTTCGATTGACCGCCGTCGTGATGTCACCGTTAGCTTGCTGAATCAGCGCCTTAGTGTTTTCGTAAATCTTGTTATCGTTGATTTGCTGCTTTTGAATCGCTTGGGTGTTAGTCACCATCGACGCATTGAGCGCAATGATTTGGTTTTGAATATCAGCGCTCGATTGATTAAGGTCGACGTTGAGTGCGTTAAGTGCCTTATTCACATCCGAGTTAAGCCCTTTAATCGCACTGACAACGCCTTTATCGGTTGATTCATCCGTGTCAGGGTCTTCGACTTCTGGCTCAGCGTCAGTATCGGGTGGGTTAACCGTATTGGTTGAGCCGTCAGGCAATACGCTAGGGTCTTCGATGTCGCCCGTTGGGTCGTCAGGGTCGTGAATTGGATCATCGGGAATAATAGGGGTGTCAGGACCATCTTTACCCCAAAACAGCGTACCACCATCACACTGATTACCAGTGAATTGAAACTTACCGTGACATCGCGTGTTTTGAGTGAACTCACCGGAGTCGACATCGGTACAAAGCGTAGTGTCATTTGGAATACGCTCAAGCTCACAACGGGTTGCGCCAAAATCGCCATAACATGCCCCCGTCACTTGTTCACCATAAACATAAGCCGACCAGTGAAGTGATTGCTTGTCATCAATGGATTGCTTGAACTGACAGGCATCCATACAAGTGCCGTCAGGGTTTTCGCCAAACTCACATGCAGGAACGATAGGCTCACAGGTGTAACCGTCACCATCTTCTACTCTTTCATGATCTGCTGGACACTTAGCGGTACGATGAAGAAACGTTGCAGCGTGATACCTCGGGTAACTGGGACTGGTTGTGTTACAAATAATCATCAAAGCGAATTTACTACTCTCTATAGAGCATGATGTCGTATAGAAGTCTTTGTAGTTAACAAACTTATTTTCGTAACAAGAAACATACGAGTAAGGGTTAACCCTTTTACCCAAGGACAAGTTACAGTTAGGATAAGCGGCAACATCGCTAGCGCTGTAAGTAGGTTGAGCGGCGCTTACATTAAAAGCACTAAACAAAACACCCAGTAAAATAATCAGTGACGCTATGCTTTGTTTAATGTTCATTTGTAAATATTCCTCGTGAAAAATAACGCCCCCATTCGGAGGCGTTGACCAATGGGTGTTTAAAGCAGTCGTTAGAATTACGTTGCTTTGTTTGCACCTTTCTTGAATAGCTTGATGCCAATGAAACCAACCGTTAGTGGAACAGCGATAGCCCAAGTAGAGGCGACCATGTCAGTAACAAACGTGCTTAAATCAGCGAATGCTTGCGCTGCCTGTTCTGGCAATGCTGCATGTGCACCAGATGCCGCCATGAGAAGTGCACCACCAAATGTCGCACGTTTTGTTGTTACTACTGCGCCAGACTTAGCCATTGCTGCGCGTACTTTGCTTTGCTTTTCCATAGTCTTATTTCCTATGTGTTGTTTATGAAGAAGTTGAAACCTCAGCCGCTTTCTTGAATCCAAGAATGTGGAAACCAATCGAGAAGCCAAGGATAAATGCTGCCCCAAAACAGCCGAGCATGAACTCTATTGACAGCATTTATCTTTGCCCTCCAACCATCCAACCGAGCGCAACTAACAAGAAACAAATGCCTAAGAACACCATCAACTGGAAGTTATCGAGTCGAGCCATTAGCTCTGCAAATTGCGTCTCGGTCATGATTTAGCCCTTACTTTTCGTTTAATTGAGGTAGGGCATAGAGGTGGAAACCGTCGATAGAGACGTGTTTACCCTCATCGTTACCAAAGCTGAATTTCTTGTGTTCCACATCAAACATCATGCGATTACCCACACAACGTTTGAGCAGTTCGCCAGCCTTGCCGTTTTCCCAAAGCTCAGGAGACACGCGCACTTCAATAGTGTCTGTTGGGTTGGTCGTGATAAGACGCAGCTTGCCGTTTTGCTTTTGTTCGCCATTACGGTCTGTTTTGGTTTCTTGAACGATGTCCGAAACATCTAGAATTAAACCTTCCATTCTCATAGTGTTTTGCCCTTATTTTTACGTTGTTGGTTAGTTGAAAATTGAAATGACAGTTATTGACACAAGTCCAAGGGAAATTAATGCATCATGTCGGGCGGGGCTGCGCCCACCCAACACGACGCATTAATTTCCTGAGGGTCGGTGAGCAACAGCGCTTCCATTTCGTCATAGAGCGCTAGGTGTTTTTCGTATTGCTCGTAAAGGTCGTCATACATACGCTCGTATTCTTTTTCACGTTCTAGCGCGTCGAAGTAATCGACCACGTTAGACATGATGCCTTGTTGAGCACGGATGAATTGCTCTTTGTTCTCGGTCTTCCAAGTACGGAAGCGAGTTGCGATAAAAATCTTATGGAACATCAAGCCATTCAAACGCGCTTGAGCCATATCACCGTAGCGAGTCGATGAGTATTCACCGCCCGAAGCAATCAGTTTTTCGATAGAGGTTGAAACGGAATATTCCGCTTTTACTGGTTGGTCTTTGCGCTTAACGAACACGCCGCCCATTGCGTAACAAAACGCTTTCCAGTCGCCCTCATCAGCAGAGCGGCGAACCTTTTCTAATAGAAAGTGTTCGTCTTGAGATAAATCTGTAAACAAAGCATCGTCCTCTTTGAATTCATCACGAAGACGACGAAGCTCACGCCATACCGTGACAGATGGACCACCAATAAATTGAAATTGACGAATTTGATTCACACGCGCCCAAGTTACGACACGTTCCGCCGCATCTGAGCCTGACAAAGACGAGCCTTTGTCAGAGTCAATGTGCTGACCGTCGATGTTTTTGCTCAGGTACTTAGCGACATAACCAACGGCTGAACCTTGCGACCAGTCGATAACTTCGGCTTTGAAACGGGCTTTCTTTGCACCTTTTTCGTCAGGAGAGTCAGCCATAGCAAGACGACGAAACTCAGACGTCACAAATTTGCGTGCGGATTTCTCCATGAACAGCAACAAGTGGTGATGCGGTGTGCCGTCTTGGTGAGGCTCGACAATGCGCATCCCGTAAACCTTGATTTTGCTCTTATCAATCGACTTACGAAGATTTGCCCAAACGCCCATTAGATAAGCGTGAGCTGCTTTCGCGTCAGGCTTGCCAGCTTCAAGCCACTTAGGGTTGATGTCACCCTTAGAAACAGAGTGAAAACGAGACGGAGCTGTTACCGTGAAGAACACCGCATCGTGATTCGATTCTTGAGCGATTTCCTCAAAGCCACGCAGACGAACGAACATTTCAGCGCGGCGAATCTCAGCGTTAGAAACCGACTTAGCGGATAGCTCACTGAGTGTGAAGTAGTTAGACGGGTCAGCCTCATCGTAAGCAATCGTGTTTTCTAGCGCGATACGGTTAGACGTATTGCGATCACGTTGACGGCTTAGAGAGAAATCCGAGCAATAAACTTGCTTACGGCGTTGAACAAGCGCTAAATCACGCGCAACACATTCAACCTCGTAAGCACATTTACGGCGAAGCTGACGAACAAGCCAATGCTCATCAAGAGCACGGTTCACCAACGCGAAAAGTTCACAGTTGTTTTCTGCATATTGAATTTGCTCAGATGAGAATGCCAAGCCTAATGAATCAAGAAGCTGACACGCTTTATCAAAACGCGCTTGTGATTCTTCAAGAGGAATCGCACTTAACACGCGAGAAAAGTCGCGTGATTTGCGCTTGGCTAGATTGGTAATTTGCTCATCTGACATCGCGTAGCTGTAGCCGTGCTCAGTCAAACGGTCGTGAGCGTCGTTAACTGCGCGAACGGCTTCCAAAGCGTTGCGTGTTTTCAGAATGTCGGTATAAGCGCGTGTCATGTGTCGAGCGAACTCGCCGTTACGGTGTAATGATTTCGGCAAATCCAAACAAGGGTTAGAAGTAGGGCGCTCAATAAAATCTGACAGGTCGTGTGAGTAGATTGGCGAACTCATTGCCGATTTCACAGCCGATGGAATGAAATCCTCAGGCGTTGTGAATCTGTGGTCGACGTACTCAAAACGATGGTCGAATAAGTTGTCAGGAATGTGCTCGCATGAAGCCCAAGAATGGACAGGAACAAAATCAATCCATTCTTGTTTGCCGGATGCCAAATCAATAACAAGTTCACGCATTATTGAGCCTCAAGCTTTGAGTAGAATTTACGCTTTTCATCTTTGCCAGAGCAATTTGAAACCATGAGATACTCGTAAACGGTGACTCGACCGTCAGAGGCATAGTCGCGAGCCAACTCACCACAAAACTCATGGTCAAGATAACTCGCAAAAGTTTCGTAATCGTCGTATGGGATTTCAAACGAGTCGTAGATAAGGGAACCAAAGAAGTAAATAGCCGCTGCAATAACCGAGGCAAGGAATAAATTCCAAGCATGATTCAGATATATTTCGAGATTTTTGGTGTTGAAGACTTCTGACATAACAACCACCTTGACTAGTTGAGAGAGCGACCGCCAAAGCCAAGCGCGAAAGCGTCAAGGGCAAACGCCCAGAGCTAGGCGGTCTTAATTGCGATTTATGGCAATCCTAGTTGCGAAGAATGGCAACTGCAAGATGCGATTTATGGCAACTTTGTGGCTACAATGAGAAGAAATGGAGGTTCTTATGTACACAGCTGAACTAATTAACGCCTACAAAAAGGCGAAAAACTACGTACAAGATAAGCAGGTTGCGCACGATTTGAATCTAGACCCGCCGAAGATTAGTAAAATTCGCAAAGGTGTTAGACAACTTACTGATGAAGAAGCAGTTTTTCTCGCACACGGCGCAGGTATAGACCCTGAGATCGCGTTACTAGGATGTCACGCTGATCGCAATGAAAATCCAGCGATAAAAAGCATGTGGGAAAGCATTGCAAAAAAGTATAACGGACTTGGATTATCAAGCATTTCAATGGTTTGTGCCGGATTGGCTTTAGTGATTGCAAGTCCACAGGAACCACTATTACAGTGCGCATTATATGTGTTATGTTAA